AGAGTGGGAACTTTAAAGGTGTCGTCTGTTTTTAGGACGTTTGCTTCATCGCGGTAGAGGTTTACATCTCCGCCCTGGGTTCCGTCACCCCAGACAAGGCGACCGCCACCCTGGATTTGTAGTCTTGCAAAAGTTTCTTGGTCTACAAAAATTGTCAACCCATCAGAGCCAGCAGACGACAACTGCTTAATAGCGATAGGTGTTATAAATTTTTGAGCCATGACCTCAGTCGTTTCTCTTGTTAATGCCCCTCAGGGCTAAGCATTAAGCCTTTTTGCCGAATGCTTTATCGTTTGGATTTAGGTAACGCATGAGAACAGGGAGACCGGCTGCCCAGAGAGCATTTGCTGCCATCTTGATGTCTCCAGTTGATGCGTAAACCGCTACTGCTGCACCAAGGACGCTTCTTGCGTACGATGCTGCCATTGCTTTTTGTTCTGCTGTAATTTTCATGTTTTCCTATCCTGTTACTACGATTGTGTAATCGCCTGCTGAGATTGTTCCGAGAAGGGTCACCGTTACTGTGTCGGCGTTTGTGCGAACAACATCACCGATTACTGTTGCGCCGCTTGACACTTCATAAATCTGAACAATGACGTCAGTTGAGTTAAACAGGTGAGTAACTGCGGTTGACGAAGTTCCAGCAGCACTTGCAGCACATGCTTGTTTTGCAATTCGCGCAAGGGCTGGAGTAGATGTTGTCGCAGTTCCGGCAGATGTTGCAATACCGAGGTTCGTACGAGCCGTAGCGGCCGTTGAGCCACCAGTACCACCAGATGAAACTGCGATGTTGGTCGCTCCAGAACCCCAAGTACCAGTGGTGATTGTTCCAAGGGTTGTGATTGTGTTTTGACCAATATAGGTAGAATCAATGTCAATAGCATCTGAAGAAACAGAAATACGACCTGCTGTTCCGACGGCGTTGACCGTTGTGCCGCTTTTGGTCAGACCATCTCCGGCAGTAAACGCGCCAGCACCAGAGAACTGAACCCAGTTTATGGCGTCTGTGCCCACAGTGATTGGTCCGTTGCTTGATACCACGAAGCCAGAATCAGCGTTTATAGTACCTTCTTCAACAAAAGTAAACGCTCCACCAGATACTTCACCAGTTCCGTCAAAGTCTGTTGCACGAACAGCTGCGCCAGATGACTGAACAACATAAATACCGTTCTCAGACGCTGTTGACTGATTCTTTACAAGAACGCGGTCACCAGTAACAAGAGTTACGCCGTCAATTACATCTGTATCATCTAAGCCAGAAGCAAGAAGCACGGCAGTAGTCGTCGCTGCCCTTACCGACTGCTTGACATCAAGACCAGAACGGGCTGCGTCTACATAAGCCTTGGTGGCGGCATGGCCCTCAGCAGTAGGAGTGGCAACAGAAATATTGCCGTTTACGTCGCGCTTGGCGAGTTTGTGTGCCGTTGCAGAGGAAGTGGCGTCAGTCAGGTCGGTAAAGAATGCTCCAGTAAGCAAACCAGCGGAGTCAGCATCTGCAAGGTTGAGACCAATCGTCACAGTTCCATTTGCGGAAGCAGTGACGGTTATTGCATCAGTATTGGCACCAGTCGTTGTGATGGAGGTGATTGCGTTTACCCAAGCAGTACCGTTATATACGCGGACAACACCGTTAGTGCTGTTGTAGTACATCCTGCCTGTATAAGCGGTTGGGTCAGAGGCTAATGACTGAACCTTAAAGTTCAGAAGTTCGTTTTGATTTAGGTCAAGACTTGTAAGAAATTTTTGTGCCATTTTTCCTCTACTTTATGTGAGATATGCTTTTCCAGAAAATGCCGCAGAAAACAAGACAGTTATCCGTGTATTACTATTGTATTGTACCTCACCAAATACATGCGTATCTGCAGAGTCCACAATGGTTACCTGCGGCTTACCTCCGAGCGTGTGGTCTATGACCCATGTTGCCGACGCGGTCCCCTGAGTAAATTCAAGTCTTCTTGTATTGCCGACCTCGATGGCCTGTCTAATTATTACAAGATTTGGCGTATCTTCGCTAATTATTACTTGGTTTGGTGTGTCTTGATATACGTTTACATTGTTTGGAACGGTGCCGCTCATTTCGTGACCTCTAGTGACAATGTAAAATTTCCTTGCACCATTCTTGAAACGGTTCCAGAATTGTTTATTAATTCAATATCGTATACCCCGCTAGTTTCAAGAGCTGCTGTTTGATTGGCAGTCATTACTACGGTTACCTTTCCGGCCGCTCCGTTAATAGATATTCCACCATTTTCGGTTGTAAGTGAAATCATTGCTGTAGAAGACTCAATAGTTCTCCTTATTTGCATTCTTGCAGTGTATCCAGTCAGGTTGAAGACAAGATAAACAGTTGGGTCTTCTGGGTCTGGATATTGCAACTCAAACTGACGAGAAAAAGTCGTGCCCTGCTCGCACACCATATTGTAGTTACCAGCAAGCATCACTCACCTCCTTCAGAAATTATAGACCAATTAATATTAATGTATTAATCCTTGTCTGTACCGTCAGTATCGCTATCAATCATGTTGATAGCGTATTCAAGCATGCCGTGAGCCAGCCATGGGGACATTGTGTCACTAACAAAAATGTTTAGCTGTGAGCTATCTTCATCTGTTACCTCGGCCACAATAACAAAATTTGTTATTAATTTTTCGGGTAAGGTTTTTTGAACTAATTCTCTAAATATTTCGTTCATGTCGTTATTTTCCGGCATTGGTTTGCTCCTCTAAGCGACACAATCGACCCATGACGTCTTCTAGTTCTTTTTCTAACACTATATTTCTTTCTTCACATGCCTCTTGCTCTTTATGAAGGTCGTCGACTATTTGGTGAAGTCTTTGAACTTCTGCATGAAGGTCTGCCACAATCCGACTATAGCCGTCAAAGATTGTCTGTATTTGAGCCGTGTTGTTGGTTGTTTCTGTTTGTCTTTCGGCACTTTTATGTCCGCGCATTATTCCGTATGTTGAAAGTCCTGCTGTTAAAGCTGCTATAGCTGAAGAAATAAAGATGTCCATATCAGTAGGTGTAGCTTGCCGGAGTGTCTGTTTGTGTCCACACCTTTTTTTTCATCGCAATGGTCATTTGAACACGTATTCTTTGGTCGGGAGATGTCGAGTATGTCCCAACGCTTCCAGCGCCCCTTACTCTGATTCTTCCGCCCGCACCATTGTCGTATTGTAAAGTAAATCCAGCACCTTCAGACTGTATTGCTGTTCCTGAGTTATTGCTAAACGGAGCTTGCAAAGCATTGTACGTATCAGAAGCGGAGCCATAACTTGTTTGAGCACCGGACCAGTCAACATGAAAATACCTAGATGACGACGTAATATTAATTCCGTTTATAACAACCCAGGCCCTGACGGTTACCCCGGTTACCCTGTATGTGCCATCTCCAAGACCTGGAGTTCCGTAAGAAGTTCTATACCCCGGAACTTCCCAAACAGAAACTTGACTGAATGTATTCCCTGTTACTACAAATATTCCAGTTTCCTCGTCATAAGCGTTTTGCTCAGCACCCCAGCCATATGTCGTTACGGTGTAGTGGACTGTCACAGTCCCTGTTGTTGCCGTAGTTGTTGAACCGCTGTCGTTAGTGCTATTGGCTCCACCATATATGTCTGTTGAAGTCGCATATATATAATAGTTAGTGCTTCCGGCCAAGCTCCCAAATGTTCCGGTTAAAGCCCCTGACCCCCATCCGCCACCCTTTAGGTGTTCTGCGGAACCCATTTGATGCCCGTCACTTGAGCGAATACAGTACACCGTCACCTTTGCAACTTCTGTAGTTAAATAACTTGATGGAGTCGCAAAAGAATAAGACAAAGAACGAACAACAGCGGTTCCGGAACCCGGGTCTGCGGGAGTGTTTGCAGTTACTGTCGGCGCAGCCAACACTGGCGGTTTCACGTCACTTCCTGTTGTTATTTCTGAACGCGTAGATAAGCCGCTGGTTAAGTTAAAGGTGTTTTTTGTTTGGGCTCTGACAAAATACTTTGTTCCAGGGTTTCGGCCAACGCTAAAACTTCCAGTAGTAGTAAACGCAGACGTCGTGTCGGTCACATCTATTGTTAACGATGACCCGGTATAGTTGTCGTTGGTATCGTACAAGTAAGCAATTACTTCTTTCACCGTCGTTAAGCCAGCAGCCACACTAACCGTAAAGTCTATTCTTCTATCGTGAAGAGTTGTGTTTGCAGAACTTATTGCAGAAATCGAAGGAACCGGCGGTGTTCTTGCAACTGTAAATTCACTTGAGGTTGCATTTGATGCAGGCCCAGTATTGCCAAGCGCGTCGGTGACAACGTTGTTATTTAGTGTAAGTGTTAACGACCCGGCAGTTGTTGAACCAGCAGATGTTTCCGTAAGCGTTACGGAATAGTTTTGGCCAGAGCCAGAAACTCCACTAATTTGCCAACCAGTAGACGTGCCGCCAATTGTTAAATTGCTTGATATGTTCCCAGTAATTGACTCACTGAATCTTAAGGTAAAAACAACGGTTGTGTCTGTAGACAGAGAGCTTGAGTTAAATTGTGAAATTGTTGGTTTTGTTACGTCAATAGAAAAAGACTGAGACTGCAAAGGTGAGCCAGACCATTCATTTATTCCAGACTCATCGGTAACTCCAGTTGGGTCCACTTCCAGTGTCACCGTTCCAGACGTTTGTGTTCCGGTAAGAATGATGGCGACAATATAAGTTTTATCATCACTTGAAGGATTTGTAACAGAGTCTATTTCCCAAGCAGAACCTGGATTGGACGAGAACGTAACCATTTCTTCTTCCCAGTTAAGGATAGGTTCGCTAAATTCAATTACGTAACTGGCAGAAGTTTTTTCCGAGCCATAAGTCAAGCCACTCGTCGTGCCGGAAAGGTCAAATTTTGTCAGTGTTGGCGCTATGGCGTCATAGGCGTAAAAACGTTTCCATTGGCCCGACCTGTAAACATAAGCCTGGTTAACTCTTTTCCATGCGCCGCTTTTATATATAAAAGCTTGCTCTATGGTTTTCCACGATGAGCCAATTCTTATATATGACGGCTGTTCAGGGTAGGTCGGCATAGCAACCTACGCCAAATGCTGTAAGTAAATGTCGCCTTCGTTGGCGCTTCCGCTCGGTGCCGCAGTGCCATATGTAATAGCGCCACCGCCGGAGCCTGTACCGTTGTGGTAAACGCCGGGTCCACCAGAGGCTGCTGTATTTATTTTTGTCTTCGTAATAGAAGAGTTAGCTATTTTGTCGGCTGTGACGGCGCTATTGTTTATTTTTGCAGTGGTCACAGCTACATCTTTTATGTGGTTTGTAGTTACGGCCCTGTCGTTATCTACTGATGCACTATCAGCAAGTTTTGCAGAAGTAATAGCATCGTCGGCAATTTTTGCAGTTGAAACGACAGTATTTGCAAGCATTGTGTCAAGGTTTATTGCGCCAGTTCCTATTACGTGAACGTGGCCGGCATCAGAAACGTTTCCAGAAGAGCCAATTGCCGCTGTTGTTCCAATGGCCTGTGGAGCCGTAGAACCAACGCTTAAAGAGTGAGCGTGGTCTTGCCTGGCGGCCAATAATGACGTACCAACAACCGAAGACCCACCGGCAGTAACTGCCGTGACCGATGTGGCCATTTCGTTTATTTTAACCCAGTTACCTGCAGTAAAAGCGCCCTCTGGGGTTACCGAACCGGTATAAAAAAACAATACAGATGTTGAAGTATTAAAATAAAAAGCGCCAACATAAAGTGCCGAACCACTTGGCGGGCTCCCTGTACCAACCAGGAACTTGGCAGCTAGTGCGTCAATCGCCGCATGTGTGTCGTCAAAATGAACACGCGTAAGCTCGTCATCGTCCTCGCTCCACCTAACCAATTCAAATCTTGGAGTTGAACTTACTGTCATTTTATAAATCCGCCAAAATTTCGTGCACTACTTCTATACCAACCGGTTTTGATATATCTATAGCGGCCCTAACAATTTCACTGGTTCCACCTATGCCGGTGGCGTCAGGTGTATCGCCGATATAAGTATACAACGTCACCGAGAATCGGTTTGTACCCACTGGATTTTTATCGATGTAAGCAGTTTTGTTGTTGTCTAAGAAAAATTTAACTGTTTCTACAATTGCTTCTTCTGAGCCGGCCCTGAAACCCACATACCCGCTAGATATTGCAAACTGCAAGTATTCAGTAAGCTTGGAAAAACTGGGTGAGTAATTCTCTAATTCTGTCCATGAGACAATATTGTCTTCGTCTGAGTCAACAAGGTTTTCTATTCTTGTCCACGTAGAAGGCAGTCCTGACCAAGCCGTTGATGTTGGTTTTACGGCATCGCGGCGTGCTCCGACAAACTGGCTTAACCATATCAAGTTTGGTAGCGGAGCTAGCTCCGGGTTTACAAGCTTGCTTATGGTTTGTGGATTGTCTGCAGAATACCCACTCAAGATGTCGTAATAAGTGTAGTTAGAAATAAATTCACTAGCCAAATCGCTCATATGTAAAAGAACATCCGTCAATCGAGACAAAGGCCTATCTATCAATGCATCATTTGAGTCGTTTGATGTAAAAACCAGAGGGAGAGAGTGATACACAAGGTTGTGACTTAAATTATTTTTAACATACCCATAACGCGTAGTAATCGATGGGTATGTTAAAAACGTAAGTGCTTGGCTAGCAGCTAATCCTGCTGTGTCATACTCAACTTCAATAAAAATCCCAATATTTCTAGAAAGATTGGCTTCTGGAAGTCTATGCCAATTAGTACGCAGCACTTTCCATTTGTCTTCTGTCAGAAACCCTGCGCCGTCCATCGTGTACGGCGACTTGTCGATAGTTATTTCTGTCATTGTTCCAACTAGACCAAGTTCATCTATCACGGTTTCCATCGTCATGTCGGCCGGATAGGTGTACGCCCATGACCCATTTGACCCGTTATGTGGAAAGTTTTGTGTCCACTCCATATACCAAGAGCCATTTTCGTCATTCAAGTCATGCGCATCGTCAGAGCTTGTCTCGTAAACAAATATTTTTACAGTTGCGGCGTCGTTAATTTGGGCAAAAACAGTAAAACCAATTTCTCTACCGTCGTATCTCGATTCATAAGATACCTCGTTTGTTCCACACCAAATACGCGGTTTGTAGTTGTTTGGGTACGTGTAGCTTGGGAATAGCTTTACAGTACGTGGACCCGTAGACAAAAGCGTTAAACTTGAATCGCCGGCATCTTCCGAATGCGTGTCTGGGGTATCCCAGCCGGTTAACGTGTCGTTAGAAGCTCTAAAGAACTTTTGTCTAATAGGAAGCAGGTCAGGCACCATAAATGCTCACATTTGATTTGATGCTCGGCATGCTTCCCGCGTAATAGAACTTCATAAACTGAGGATTTGAGGGATTGTCGGTGTCAAGTTCACCCATTAAATTATTGTTGAAAAAATTGCTTCCGGTCGTCGTTGTCATGTCTCCGGCTCCATAGGCGGGGAGATACATAACAGCTGAAACAACCCGTTTAACTCCATCTACTTCTGAAGCCCTGACGACTATTTCGTTTCTATAAAGATATTCAGCCCAGTTAGGGTAATTCTCAGGACTAAAAGATGAATCTAGATACTCACTAACTTCCGCGGAAACGCTTGATGCTACATACCCTTCAAGAACCTCTATCTCGACTGTAACGTAGAGCTCAACAGGCATTACCATGTGAATAAAAGCATCAATACCAACGGGAGTTCTAGAAGATATGTCGTCATAAATTGATTGTTTTGTTTCAAAACTAACAGGCTGACCATTCGTTCCCCAGACAAAAATTACATACATGCCGCGAGCATCTGGAGTTCTAAGAGCTGGCGCTGTTCCGTCCAGAAGCGCGTAGGTTAGGCCTTCAACCAATTGAACCATTGTCTCGCCAAGGTTTGCAGAAGCTGCTGGGGAAGTAACCCCAATGCCGGAAATGGATACTGTCTTTGCAATAGAGTCGAAGTCTGTTATTTCAGCACCAAAACCCATTGCTCCAGATGGAAATACTTCTTTTGTAACCTCATCGCTGCCATACATTTGTTGCGTGGTTACCCATACTGTTTCCCCGTCAATATCTAAACCTAGGCCGTCATTAAAAGAAAACATTTGGTTATCTTCATCTGAGCAATCAATAACAACATCAAGGAAGCCTCCAAAAGTCGTTGCTGTTGTTGTGGTTGTTGAAACGGGAGAAGTAGAAGAACCATAAGCAAGGTCGTAAACTTTGCATCGTGTAACGCTTGGAAACGTCGACAAAATATAGGACTCAATTTGCGCTGAAGTACAGAGAGAGTTGCTTAATGAGTTTAGATAAGTAACCCCACGAGAGAGATATTCAACATCTGTTTCAGCCGATTCAACTACAGACGGCGCAGACGTCGTAACGCACGTTAAAATTTCTGAAGAAGGTTGAGCTATGGTGAGCGGCGTACCGATTGGTATTGCTGGCAACGGGCCCACGACTATTGACTCAAGAACTGCGTTGACTGTCGTCGAGCTGCCAGATGCGTAGGCTGTTTCGCGAACAAAAAACGAATACTGAGCAGAATCGCCATCAATTTCTGTAAGGTATGCAATCGCAGTCCCTTCCTGTACAAAGCCACCAGGAGAAAGAACGGTAAATTGCACGTTTATTGTGGAAACGCCAGCCTCCCTGCGCTCAAGTCCGAGAAGTCTAAGAACCCCTTCAATAGTTCCGTTTGGGACTCTGTTGGCAGCAGCTATATAAATTGAGTTGACAACCGATACGGCCTGAAGAAGTGCTTCCTCTACCGAGCCGGAACGAGGTTCAAATTCTGGAAAAGCCGTACGCGCATAGTCGATGGCAGCAGCGTACAGCTCGGGCGGCTGAAGGTCGTTTACTGTTAAGTCTACGTATTCTGAAAAGTCTGGAGATGCCATAAAAAAATCCTAATAGTTATAAAAAACATCAATTTGATAGTTGGATGTTTTAATGTTTTGTAAGACTTTAACATCCCCGATAAACAACTCAGGAAAGTAAAAACTTAAAGACTGTCGTATCGATGAGCCTGTCATGTCTGTAAAAGTCATGTCTTTTATTCCAAAATCAATATCTAGCGCGTATTCTCCTGGTGCCGTTTGGATAGATACAGAAATTAACTGGTTGTAATATTGGTCGCTCCCACTGGGGAGAGTCGCTAGGTGATTGTTCGAAAACCTTAAAGGAAAAGCAATTGTGTCCATGTTTACGAAAACACCTGTGTCTCGAGGATGTCGTTAGCATTGGTCTCGGTTGTGTACTTTTTTGCTAATACAACCAAATGTTCAAATCTTTCATCTATATATCCGCACAAAACATTCTGTCCAACGTTGGGTAAATCACAATAAATGTCGCACGGTCCAAACTCGGCAACAGGATTTAACTTTGGTATTTTAAGAATAACCCTGTCTCCTACAATTCTTGTAATAATCCCAATATAGGTCGAGTTTGCATTGGACGAGCGCGAAGAACCTTTTGCCCGGTTTGTAAAATTTGAGTTTGCTAATGCAATATCTGAAATTGACATAATGACCTAATCGTCTTCGGTTTCGGGTTTTGGTTTTTCTGGTGTTCTAAAAGATATTGATACCGGTTCTGGTGTTCCTTCGGAAAAAGCCACTTCAGTAACTAAATAGCCTCCTCGGAACATCGTAGGCTTAGGACCTATAACGACCGTGTGCCCAGGCCTAATGATACACCCGTTGGGTTTGGCCACCACGACTGCTCCGTCGCCTTCTAATGGGTCGTTTTCGGATTGGCGTATTGTCGGATACTCCATAACTTTGAATTTTTCGGCATCTCTTGGCATTACGTAACCAGGCTCAAAGCCGTAAAAAAGGCGAGAATATTTTCTAGTTGTTGATTTTTTTGTCTTTGCATTTACTGTAGTTTTTGAATCGGTTCCAAATTTCCACATAAGCCATTTTTGTGAGCCATAAATCATAACTCCGTCCATAACGTATAAAACAAATTCGTCCTGAGTGGCGGAACCTTTAAGAACCGACCAAACGTTTTCGTCAGCGTTGTTCCCGCTTCCTTTGTTTATGGTCTGGGTTTTGTTTGATTTCTCTGCAACGAATTGCAACCCGTATTTACGCGCCGCGTTAAACGCGTATTCATACACAGAGCTTCCAGATATTGATTCTGGATTTTTATCTCTTTTCATTTTTTGTATTGCTTCATCCCAGGCCGTAACTGTTATTTGCGGAGAGCCGCCTGGGCCTGGACCAACTTCAACAACCCCAATTTCGTACCATGCTCCTCGGTACTTTATAACCCTGCGATTCATAAAAAAGTTTTTTTCCATCATTGCGTAATTTTTGTCAATAACAGTAAATTGAATTTGATTGGAGCCATCCATTGAATAGCTAACATTTAAAGACGTAACTAGTGGCCCAAACTCTCTTGTTTCAGCAAGGCCAAGTTCTTCAATTTCAAAAGTTCGGTAAAGAAGACGGATGGAGTCTTGCACTTCCAGTGCTTCGGATTGCTTAGCATATTTACCCATGTGATAATTGCTGCGTCTGTATTCTTTAATAGCAGCATTTACGCTTAAAAGCTGTGACTTTTTTGAGTTAGAACTATTTGCAAGGGCAACAAGATTTGAAACTAAAAAAATTATCACCCATTTATCTTTGTCAAATATGACTACGGTAGGGGCTAAGACTCTTTTAGAAACAAGGTCCCCCAAATCCGCTGTCGGATATACAAGAGGTTTTACTTTTGGTTCATAAAAAACCGGCCGAGCATAAAGACTCAGCAAGGAGCCAAGGCCAAACTCCTGAAAAACCGGATTAGAACCAAGCGTTAATATGTCATATATGGAAGAATCTCCCCGGCCAAGGGATAGTTCAGCAGCATTTAAGAAAAGGTTTAGGTCAGCTTCAGTAACCATTAGCTACCTTTGTATGGGTTATATCGAGAAAGACTTCTATTGTATGCTTCAGTCAAGGTCTTAAGATAGTTTTTTCTTGCTGCACCTTTAAGATTGCCAACAAATCCCTCTGTTTGTGTTGCTTGAACTGCCGTTACAAAAGCCTTACCTGCTCTACCAGCGAGCATTGTTGGGAATCGTGGAGAATTTGAGTAATAAACCCATGTGGTTCCTTCTTGCTTCCAGAGGGAACCATATACGTCGCCATAAGTCGGTGCTGTCGTTCTAGTAAAACGATAATATTTTTTACCCTGTGTGACCCCAACCTGTGATTGTCCTGTTCCTCCGGCCGCTGCTGGCCCCCCAACAACGTTGTCGCCGGTTGCAGTTCCCGCCGAATCTTCCGAAGTGTTTGGCTCGTCTTCACCGCCTCCGCCGCCTCCCCCACCGGGTCTTGTTGTTAGGTTGGTGTATTTTAATTTAGGAAATTTAGTAAATTTCATATTCCTCTCTTGATACTCCATTAAACCAATAGTGCATTGAGCAGCAACTATTTCCCCATTGGTGTTTACCCTGCTTGTTTTGACTGAAAACTCTGCAATGTACCAAAAACCATTTGTTAGAAAAGTGTCAAAGTTTTCAAAATAAACAGGCTCTGCTGAGTCCGCCATCCACCGAAGAGTGACAAGCTGTTGTTCAATACTTGTGGTCAAACCGTCAAGAGGTGCGGCTACAAGAAATTCAAAAACTGCTTTATAATTCTTGCTTGCGCGTATATCGATTAACGGTTTACTAAGAGGGATTGGTATCTCCGATATATCTACCCCGGCTCCATCGTAAACAATCTGACTAGGAGGAAAACTAAATTCAAAAAAATTTTGCGGGTATGACTTTTGAGTCATTCGTCTAGTTTTCATAGACTGACCAATAGTTATATCCTGATATCCGTAGGTGAATACATTTTCGTTTTCGGCGTTTGGGCCAAATCTTACTAATAACCTAAGTCTTGCTGTTTGGGACGTTCTTGAAATACTAGTAATAGATTCGGGCAAATATCTGCCAGCTACGTAGGGCATTATTTTCTCTCTCTATAATTTCTTTGAGCTTTTGAAATTTCGCTCATAACAATTCGTGCTATTGCTCTTTCATCTTGTTTGTCGGTTGCGTAAACATTGATTGTTACGCCGCCTAAGTTTTCTGAGGTAGTGGCTCTTGGTGCGCTTTGTCCAATCCTAGATGTTCCGGTGTCTCCGACTGGAGAAGATGGTGGCACAACATGTAAATGCCGCGAGCCGGCAGCTCCATGAAATTCAGCAAAACCGCCAGCGTTGTTAATTGTAGTTGCGTACTGTCCTAGGTTTTGGCCAACGAGGTCATAAGCATTTCCTGTTGCGTGGTCAGAGCTAGGGGAACCAAGGCTGTGATTTCTCCAAGAAGAAGTTATCGACCTCTTACCAGTCAACCCTGAGTTAAAGTAATTATGGCGGCTCATTGTACGGCTTAGCCTTGAAGAGACGGTGTCCCCCACTCCTTTCGCACGAGGTGACGATGTGTCTGGCGTTCCTGTTCCCGCATTTCCCCACCAAGCCGGTGTGCCATTCCACCACTCGGGCTTGTCGTCGAACCCTGTACCTATAGCGCCAACAAGCGCCTTTTGAAGTTCTTTTTGTTGGCCCTCTAGTTGGTCTGCAAGTGTTCCAGCTGTGCTTGTTGTCAAAGCCCCAGCTGCTCCTAAGTCTATTCCAAAAGACGCAAGAGTTTTAGCTATCTGTTCAGGAGTTGAGCCAAGACTCGCGCCGCTAGAAAGGAAATTTTCAAGACCTCGTGCTTTATCTCTAGTGCCTTTGTCGTCAGATTTATACATTGTTTCAAGTTGACTTTTGATTCCTTGAAATCCGGCAGCACCATCAGAAAACTCCAAACCGCTTCCAGCAATGAGCTGCATGATTCCGCCAGTGCGTGAAGTGGCAAGGTTTGAGGCTTGTCGATTGACTAATTTTGTATAAGATGAACCTGCATTTTTTTCAAAGTCGGCTCTTCCAACTGAACCTAATTGATTACCTTGTTTAAATAAATCTCCGTCTTTACCAAACATGTTCTGAAAACCATAAAGTTGAGCAAGAGGGTTGTCTGCATTTTTTTCAGCAAGATATGCGGTTGTTTTTCGCATGTAGTCGATATAGTCTTCTTTAGAGCCTCCACCAGCTGTATATATGCCTCGACCGGCAGCATTCATAGCGCTTGTTAGTGCCTTTGATTTGTTTACTTCGTCAAATACCTTGTTGGCTTGCAAAATCATGTCGGTTCCGGAGCGAGCAAGACCCGCAGCAGTAAGGTCCATCTTTAGTCCCAGTGCCCCTATCGCGTCTGTCAGGTTTACCGTTGGGTCGTAAAGATTGACATTCATTGTTTGAGCTAGTTTTAAGAGTTCGTCTTTGCTCTTACCTGTAGCCCCCTGAAGACCGTTCATTACGGAATCAAATTGAGTTATAAGCGATTGTGTTGCAACTTCCGTATTTATCGACTGCGTACGAAGTTCGGCACCAAAGTCCCCTAAGTGAGAACGGCCGCGTTCTGCTTGCGTTCCTGTAATTGTTCCTTGTTTTTCAAGGCTTGTAATATATGCTCTTTTGTCGACATCGGACATTGATTCGTAATTTAGCGAAGCTTGCACCAGCTTGTTGCTTGCTGTTGTTGCTTCCTCGGTAAATCCATTAATAAGACTTCCAGTAATAGAGCGAAGAGACTTTCCAGTAAGCGCTTTGGCCGCTTCTTTGGCAACCATCTTTTCAGCTTTTTGTCCGCCAAAGTATCCAGTTATGCCACCAATAATTGTTCCGACTAAAGCTCCTATCCCGGTTCCAATAACTGGAATAAATGAACCAATTGCTGCGCCGGTTGCTGCTCCGGCAACCATGCCTGTTCCTACACCTCCAGCCTTGGTGCGAGCTCCTTTGCCCTGCACGAGGTTTGCCAAAACGCCAGCACCCATCACGCCTACACCAAGCGCTGGAATTGCCATCAGGTTTGAACCCATGCCTATGGCATCAGCATTTTCTTTCATCATGCTTGGAGCCATGTCCGAGTTGGCAAAAGCTGAAATTGCTTGGCCAGCCAAAAGTCCACCCATACTAAAGCCGCCTTTTAGCTTGGCTCCAGCAGCACCCATTTGTCTTTTAAAACCTGTTTTGGCATTAGGGTTGGCTCTTTGAACGTCTCGGTCAACCACTATGTTTCCGCTGGCATCTCTGTAGGCACCGGGAGTTTGCATCGCTTGACTTTGTCGCCACGACGGTGCATTTCCTGACATTAGTTGCTGCGGTTGAGATTCATAAATAAAGTCATTAGCGTCAAAGTAGGCTTGTTGTGCAAGGTTCATTGAACCCACTGGATTAAGAAATCCCCCTAGCCGACCCACTGTGTTGGTAAGCCCTGGAAACCTGCTGCCGATTCTTCCGCCTGCAAACCTTTGCATTCCTCTACTGGAGTTGGCTTGCGCACCGGTCATTGTTGATGTTCCAGTAACCACCCCACCCGGGCCAATTGTTGGTGTCACGTGTGTAAGCCCCATACCTGGGTATAGCGGAAGGCCCATCATGTTCATGGCTGCGCTGCCCATGTTTTGCCCTGCGACTTTAAAATTGGTTCCCCTTCGACCTGCTCTTTGTGCTGCTCGACGACCCTTAAGCAGTCCGTATCCAGCTATACCGGTAATAAGCTCACCACCCAAAGGTATGCCGGCCAATCCACCAACGACGTTGCCGAGTAGTCTTATAATTTTTTCAACAACGGTTAAAACTTGGTTGATTGTTGGAAGAGCCGCCACAAATGCTTCTTTAAACTTTGCTGCAAAGTCCATAAGTGCGTCCACGACATCAGCAAGTTTGTCTCCAAACGCTAAAAAATCTTCTTTGTTGTCAACTGCGAGTTGTGCAAAATGTTCGACGTTGTCGCCAATACCGCTAAATAATGCGTTTAGCGGCTTTGCAAACATGTCGATAACGATTGAGCCTCCGGCTCTTAGTTTGTCAAGTGCCGTAGTTATGAACGTCCAAGCTTTTTTAAATTCAATATATACATTCTTGACAGAAGTAAGCATTCCTTCTGATTGAGGCAGATACTTGTCAAAAAGGTTTACAGTGAAATTAGCTAATTTTTCCGTAGCTTTAACTATCGTGTCTAAAAAACCTGGGCCGAACGCGACTAATGCAGGAGATATTCTTTCAATGGTGTTTCTAACAATATTAAAAATCTTTTGCATAGCTTCCGTTGCTGGACCAAGTAGTGGTGTTCCAATATCGGCAAAAAGGCTTGTCAAAAGAGTTTTGAATTTTTTAAACGAGCCAACTAGTGTTCCGCTCATCAGGTCTGCCGCACCGGTAATTCCAGCAGCCTTGGACATGTCTCCAGAAAGTATTGACTTGAATATGTCTTCTACTCCACCGCCGCCTTTTTTTATCTTTTTGAAAGCTTTTTCAAACTCTGGTCCTATGGCTTTTGCTGCTGCAGTTACCTTTGATGTAACTTTTCCTTCTTTTTGAAGAAGGCCAACAAACTCACCTATGGAAGCAAGGTTCTTTCCTTGGTCTCCACCTATTGCAGCAAAGTCTCTTAAGGCTCTAATTACCTGTTGGCTCTTGCCGGTAAATTGACTGTTTCTACTTACTGCAGCAAACGCGGCGCTTAAGTTTTCAACACCGAACACGGCAAGTTGTGCGTCGGATGTAAGGTTTCGCAACATAGCCATACTGTGGTTCATAGCAGAACCAAATTTTGGTGTTGCTTTTTGAGTGTGTGCGTATTGGGCGGCAGTAAATTCTCTTTGTGCAGCAGCAGCAATTGACAGAGTTACTCCTACCGCTGCTGCCGCTGCCGCTACCCCGCCCATTGACCATTTGTAAGCTTTCATGATTGCATTGCCTGCTGCAAAAGCAGCATTAACGCTCATAAGAGAAGCGGCCACGACGGCAAATTCAACAGCGAGACCGATTACGGCGAACATCAAAAACCTGGCTGATTTCATAAAAAACCTAGACGCCGAAGACGCCTTGTTCATAGACTGAGCAAGAATATTTGTTCTTTGGGAAAGACTGTTGGTATGGTTGTAGGCCTGTCTCATTTGCCTATTGCTTTGACCTATAGAGCCACTTAGCTGACTGTTTCTTTGTGACAGGAGTTTTGACGATGCGGCAAGCGCAGCCATCTTGCCCTGGAGCTTTTCAAAACCCCGCCCTTCGGCAGAAACTATTACTTTTTCAATCTCTGCCATAAGACACCTTGAGTATTAACTAAGCAGATTCCTGCTCCTCGTTGTCAGCCTCAATAACTTTAGCACAGGCGTGCCTTATTAACCATTCATCTTCAGAACAGCGCATTAGTTCAATTGGGTCAGTTGCAAAAAGTTTACCTAGCCTGGCCGCGGAGATAACACGCGGGTCCTCAACAAGAGCGTTAAGGACTATTTCGTAGGGTTTTCCTTTTCCGCCTCAATCGTGTCACCATAGCCAGCGGCATCGATGATTGCCAAAGCGGCAGATTCAAGGTGTGGGTCGAGACCAAAGAAACCCTGAACACATTCTGGAATTGCCCGAGATGCACCAGTCATGGAGAGAACTGAAGGAGATGCAAAACCTAGCGGTCTACCATCTTCTTCTACGTCTACACCATTAAGAACGATGCCGCGAGTCGTTTGACCAATTACGGTGCAAGCAAATTTAACACCATCGAGGCCGCCCTTTGACTCAGAACCGCACTGGCGTTGCCAGGACTTTAGCTGATTTTGAGTAATGTTGGGACTAACGCGCAACTTTACGCCTGGGCGCTCAGGGACATCAATCAAAATTTCAGGTCTAAAAACCTTTTTTGATATGACCTCTTTGAGTTGGTCAAGGATGCTTCCTCCGGAGTTAACTGGAGTAGCATCTTCTTCTGGGATTGAATACAGTTCGTCTGTCATGATGCAGACACTACCACGCTATGTGTGCGCGTAGTGAAGGAATCAGGCTCCAGGAGTAACTGAGCCAGATGCCTGCGAAGGCACGCCGGAGATTGCGAACGTTAAGGCGTATGTTGCCGGCGCGCCGGAAGAAGAATCACCATCAGGCTCGGTAACACCAACAAGCAATGCGTTTGCATAAATACGCTCCGATTGATAGTTAGCTATGTCACAATCAGCGTCGTAAACCTTAATTGTGTAGTACGCGCGGCCAACAACCTGACGTGCCTGGTGAAGAAGGGTTCTTTCATGGTCTGAATAATGCTTTGTCAGGGTAATGTCACCTATTTCGGCTGGGGCGCACAATGTCTCTGGAAAAGCTGAGCCACCTAGATAGATTTTTTCAACCGATGCTGTAATTTCCCCACCAGATATTTGGGCAAAAAACAGACCGGCACCAGTGTTGCTGCCTATTGCAGGTCCAGCGGTGCTACCTGTTGCTACAACAGGTGTAATTTCTGCCAGGATTTGGCGCTGTGAAAGTCTTTTTGCCATTATTTACCTCAATTATGCAAGTGATGTTGTTAGTGATGATTTGGTGACTTCGACCTCAATCTTGTCGCCAATTCCGGACACGCGTGCACCAACCTTGGCAACAATTTTGCCTTCAGCCAGTTGCGTAACAGGATTAAGCGCATCAGAAACGATAACCGAATATCCAGGGTCAACTTCGTTTCCATTGACGTCATAAATTGCAAACAATCCGCCAGACTTTGCAATCGGGTCAAGGATTGCTGTAAGGGTAGATGCGACTCTTGCAAAAATCGTTTTCCGGCCATCGATTGGCTGGAAGACAAGTGATTCAAGGTCTCGCTCTGCAAGGTACACAATGTAGTTAAGAACTTCTTGCGCGGTAATGAATCTAAAGTTGTCAGCGTCCTCAGAAAGAGAACGTGCTCCATAAACTCTCAAGCTTCCCTGAATAATGCGAATGGCGTTTACGCAGCCGGCGTCAACCGTATCTGTGTCTTCTTTTGAAACTGATGTTTCAAGTCCGACCACATATCTTGCGGAACCAGCTTCACCAGCATATGGGTAAAACACGCCTCTGCTGTTCTGGACAGCGGCACGCTTGGCTGCAACAAAACCTTCTGGCGGTATTGTCATTGTCAAGGAACCATTAGGAACTTTAATCCATGGCCAGTAAACGGCGATGTGCTCAGAATGTTCATCGCCAACATAGTTAGCAGTGTCATCTACAGCATCAGCTGCGGTGCTTCCAGCAGCAACGCTTGACAATGCAATTCTGTGATTAGTGTTTGCGTGTGCAATCAGTGCATTAATTGTTGTTGAGTCGTAAAATCCTGGTGCCATAACTGCTCCAGAACCAAGGTCATAAGTAAACTCACCCAAAGCAGTAACAATATCTGCTGCCACTACCGTAGAGCCATTGTCGCCGCCAGAAAAATCTTGAGCAACAACAGCTACCGGGTCAAGCGTTCCAGTGCTTGTAGCCGTCACGTACAGCGCCGCTGTTGCGCTGTTATTGATTTCATTAAGAACATCAGCCTTAGTTGTGTATGTGGCGGTTCTATAAACTCTTGTGCCACCAAGAAGAATGTCGATGTAAAAGCTTCCCGATGCAGGAACAGTTACTGTTGCTTCTAAGCCACCGCTGTTAGCCCAGGTGCCTTTACCTGTAGCTGTAAGAGTAATCGCCGTTTCGTCGTCATCATCTAAAAGTGCGCAAGTTGCTGGGTCAGCGCCAGCTCCCGTAGCACGCGACACGTAAATTCTAGCGCCGCCTTCTTCGAAAAACGTTTTTACTGTTTGATGGACGTAACCAGACGAAGTGTAGCCACCATAAATTTCTTCGTACTGGTCAAGACTGCTAATCAATGTTGCTGACCCGGAAGGACCGCGGCTAGTAACGCCTGCAACAAAAGCAGTTGCCGTTGGGGTCACCTGAACTGATGTTGGGCCCGTTCTTACTGCTGTTGTAACGACTACACCTGGCATACTTTTCCTCCGCTCCTGATGGAACAATTAAATGAAAACCTAATTGATTATAGTTAGATTTCTATTGGTTCTATTGCAACTACCGGCGAATCTTCTTCAACGGCACTATCTGCAACTGTTTCAACAACTTCAGGAACTTGAATTTCGTCATCTACCTGCTGTTGTTCAAAATCTAATTTTTTTGACTTTTTTGTTGACTTTGCTTCAACTTTTTCTTCTTTTGAAGAAAACTCAACAATTCGCAAACTTCCAGCCCTCAAGGCTCTGCGAATGTGTTCAGTTTCAAAAGTTACAGCAACTTCTTGTGGCCCAAGATAGTTTCCAAATCTGTCAAGTTGGACAACCTGAAAAGACTCGTTTACGTATTGAGTCATGCCGTTGCAGCCTTCCGGCGCTGATGTTTGAAGACTTTTAAAAATTCTCATAAGCCTAAGCCTCTAGTTCGTCCTGTAGCTGATTCATTGTCTTAACGCCGAGTTCAATTTCGTCAAGCGTGCCGTATGGTTCACGCGTAACTACTTCTTCTAGCTCTATATCATAACCCAAATATGCCCCTGCCATGACACGGTCGCCCTTCAATAGTGTTAGCTCGGAAAACTCTTCAGAAATAGTTTCCTCCAGAATTCTCGACTGGCGGCCGGCTGAATAGCGAGACAAACATGGGTGGTCAAGCAGTGCTGAGCGAACAATCGTTGTCAACTGGTCTCTCATTAGGGTTGCTTGCTCTGAGCCTTCTGTTTTGACCCATATGTACGTTCTCATTGCATATGTGACCGCGTACATGGGGTCATAGTTGCCAACATAGTTAGTACGGTCAAATCTTTTTGTCGAGATGGCTACAGTGATTATGGTTGGCCATTCATCCAGGGCTAGAGGCTCGTAGGTTATGTACTTCAGTGGTGACGGCAGGCTGACAGAATCAAGATTCCACGAGTTTCTATATCGAATAATTCTTTGAGGAATATCCTGCAATAAGTAAGAATTTATATATTCTTTAGCAAATTGGGCTCCATACATTGTTTCGAGCGTCATGATAAGTCACCCTCTATGACCCACTTTGCATAGGAAGAGCCAAGCCACTCCGCAAAACCACGCGGTACAAAAACAACTTGGCGCTTCGGCATCTTTGATGTTCCCATTTGATGAAATTTTGCATACGAGACGGTCGTGCCGAATTCAAATGAGTCTTTTGTTATTTTTGTGGCTGTGTTGTTTAGGTTCACCAAGCTGGAAAAGAGCTTTCCGCTTCTCACCATTGGCGGTGCTCCTGGGAATCTTATTGCTTTCCATGCTCCGTATTGGGCGTCAAGCGGGGACCATCCACCGGATGGCAGGCCATTTGATGTGAAGTTTTCAATATTTGCAAGTCTCAGTTTGTTTTGGGCTGCGGGGGCGAGTGGCATCATTGTTCCGGCACGTAGGGCCATTTTTTCAAGCTGTCTATCTAAGTTGCCAATATCTATATTGATTTCGATATCCATTATGCAATTCTTCGCCTTCTCCATCGACGTATAGCAAGTAGTTCTTTTTCGAGAAATCCTGTTTCTACAGGAGCTACACCTCTTGGGTTTAAGTCTTTTATGCCAACAACGTCGTCATGCATGTTCTGCATTTCTCGTGTAGCTGCGCGGAGAATCATCAGTTTAAATACGTGGATTTGGCCTCCATCAAGACCGCCCTCGTAAGTAATTTCTACTGTGTCGTTTGGGAAACCACGATACATCTCAATTCCATACCTGTGAACTACATAGTCGCTGCCAGTAGCCGTTGCAGTTCCTGTTCCATCAGTTGTAACCCCAAGAGAAGGGTCAACACCATCAACCGTAAAGCTGTTTTCAGTAACGGCTGTTATTTCTTTTGCCGGTACGTTGTATCCGTCAGGGGCCATGTCTTTAACAACAACACGTTGACCTACTGTAAAACCATGAGCTGTAGCCGTATAGGTTATTGATGTGCCGGTTCGGACTGCGGCAGTTACGGATGCGTTTCTCTGTAAGGCTTCTCCGAGATTTACGCCAGTTTCACCAAGGCTCTTAATCCGTACCTTGCTTATGCTTGCGACTGGAGTATTTCTTAGGGGCAATACCACCGAAGGCTGAATATAGTTTATGAAATTTCCTGTTGTATCAAGGCTTGAATCATAAAAGAAAGAAGTAGCTGGAACACCCTGAAAGTAGCTAGGAATTACATGTTCTTCAGTAGTTTCTAGCAACTCAATCGGCCTGCGCAAATATGCTTCTAGCTCACTTTGCAGACCTTCGAGCACAAATTCAGCCGCGTCGCGCTGCCGGTTGGACAAAGATATATCCATATACGTGATGAGGTCATTTATAGTTACGAGCATTGATATGCCCTATCTACGGCCAAGAACGATGTTCCGACCCTCTGTGGCTAGAGCCCGCCCTTCACCCGCTTGGGTACGTACACGACTACCTTTACCGTACTGAAGTCTGTCCGCCAGGCGGTTCAGGGTATAGGAAACGGCACGACGCCACCATGGTGGTCTTTGCTCACCGAGAAGTTCTTCATCTTCAATGTCATTAGGATTAGGCACTCTAAACCTCCAAATAGTTTCGTTCTGATTATACGTGACAATACATAAACCAGAGAGAACTACCTGTCTTTGTTTGGCGGCTTTTCAATTTCTGCCATTTGTTCGGCCGCTCCAGTTGGTGCTTCAATGGGCACCCAGGCTTTTGAATAAGAGTATTCAGAAATCTTGCGCTGCTTGATTATTGAACTATCCATCATGAGGCTTATTTCTGCATAGCTCATACTGAAAATATTCTTGATTTCATCAAGGCTGTATTTACCCGAGTGATAAATGTCTTGGACTATTGCCGACATATGCTTGGCAACCAAAGAGCCCCTGCCGCGATTTAGAGAAATGTGCATCACCATGGCATCAATGGCGTCAACATCCACATAAATGACGGGAATCATTTTCTTATCCCGTTTTAAGATTTTTTTATCAGCCTGCGCACAAATCCACCTATGGAATCCGTCAATAATGTGCATGGTTGATTTTTGAACAATTATTGGGGAAATCCATCCATAGTCATGAAGTGAGTCAGCTAAAACCTGAATGTCTGGTTTAAGCATGTGGGTAGCACGCCATGGAGCCGGTTTTAGCTCATCCCATTTTACGTATTCAATTTGCATCATCTTCTGCCTGTATTATTTCTTGTATTGAGTAGGCCTTTGTCCCAGGCCCAATCGGGTTTACGGCTGTGGTAGCAAATTCATGCATCAGTAAATTTCTAATTAACCAATGTATAGGGTACGAGTTTTTATCCTTTGCATGTTTTTTTCTAAACTCCGCCGTGTAAGCCATAGCCCTTTTCTTTAACCCTGGAGTTAAAACATTTTCTTCTATGCATCGCTTGACACCATCCCAGCCTTCAGATGCGTAACGCAAAATGACGGCCTCAATGTTGAACTCTGGCCACCATCGGCGCTGAGCGTCAATTTGTGGAAAACACTCCACAAGCCTGTCATAGAATTCTGGCTCGGTTGCAACAACATCACCTATGCGTCGGATAGCAACGGCATGAAGAGGGATGCCTACCCGCGAGTTGCTTCCTGTCAACGCGGCGTAGTCGTAGTACTCGCAATAAGTTGCATTGTGCTCTTCTGTAATAAACTTAAAAACGTCGTCGGCTGTCCAGTCGTAAATCACTTTTGCAAAACGTAGAGGTATGTTTTTTTTCATTTTATAAGGAATAACAATATAGTTCTCGTGAAGTTTTTGAACACAGGACCTGTAACGAATCATTGACTCGTTTGCTCGAACTCCGGTTATAAAAGCAACTTTCCCTTTTTTTCCCTGCATTGTGTAGTAGTCAATTGATTCAATAATTTTTTTTGTTGGGTCAAGTCCAAAATGTTCAGCCCTAATAGCCCAATCCGGAATAGGGCGAATAAGCCTGCCCTGTTTTTCGCGCATTCCGGACCAAAGTAGGCAATACTCGCGGCGGCCTAAAACCCATATTTCTTGACCTTGAGGCAAGCAATACCACTCCATGTCAACCCAGTCATAGTTGCGAACCTCTTCAACAAACTTGATTACAGAAGGGCTAACCATTTCTTCGTCACGGAAAATAACTTTTACCGGACCCAAGCCTCGCTCTTCGTGAATTTCTTTTGCTAAATACAAAACAGCCGTAGAGTCTTTTCCTCCAGAAAACTGAATGCACACGGTGTCAAATGTGTCATAGACGTGACGCATTCGTTCCCTAGCCGCATCAACACATGAAATATCTAAGTAAAGTTTTTGCCTAGGCATTATGCGCTTCTTTAATCATTGGCCTAACTAATTGGTGTAGCTCGCGTAAAGCCGCTTCCGGACCACTCGCAAAAGACGTAACGACAGAAAAATTTTCTGTTTTCGTCGACGCAGTCCACTTGTTGGGTTCATGCATTAACAGCGTAAAAGTCATATTGTGTATAGAAAAAAATTTGGCGTAAGAAATTATGTCGCCTGACTCAAGGCTGTAATTAGATTTCGGTGTGAACATTTATAAACTCCATTAAGCGCTGTGCCGTCGTTTCTCCTTCATAGACGGGCGACGATTTTAAAAAACGAATAAATTCGTACCACTTCCGCTGCTGTTCAGAATCATCAAAAACAAGAGTATATTGAACTACTGCTTTTGTTGTTTTTGAAAGACCAATGGCGGCACTGCCGAGGGAAATGGCGTCATTCACATCAATCTTATCAGTGGCCGTAAGACGAGCTGCGCCGTCTTCACCGCGCGTTGCGGTCACCCTATCTGCCGAAAGTTCTTCGGTATCACGAACATTTACCGGCATAACCATCTCTGGCGGAATGTAGCCCGTACCAATGTCGGTGTCCATCTTCGCCGCGTATGCGGCTGTCTCGTCTAGTGCGGCCATTTCAAATTCATCCCACCCAAGTCCATCAAGCAGGTTGTAGTACTCGGGTCGAATGTCATCTAAAAGTGCGAATAGTTGGTCTTGCTCCGTGTGTCCAAGCTCCATTGTTCTGTTGTCAGCAAGGGCAAAAGCAATGGCCCGAGCATCGTCAACAGGCATTGAAACGGCAGCAATGTGTGTCCATCCAAGTCGTTTTGCTGCTTCAAGCTGGTGATTTCCGGCAATCACTGTAAAAGTGTCGTCGTTGTTTGGGCGTATTACTATGGGTCGGACCTGACCAAATTCTTCATACGAAGCGGCGATGGCGTCTACGTCACCTTTTCTAGGGTTGTTTTGAAGAGGAAGAAGAGAATCAACGGCCACTAGAAGATTTTTAATGTCCTCATTTACGTTGCATATCATATTTACACCTGGGCTCTAACGTTTGCGTTAAGTGTACGCAAGGCATCAATACTGGTACGTAAAGATGTAAGTTTTTCGCGCTTTG